GCACTTGTTCCTGTAGATATGGCTCCTGAGTTTGATCCCGGATGGAAATCATACTTAAATGAATCTCTTGAGGAAGCCGCTAAACCGGATGAAAAAGCAATAAAAGCACTAGCTGCTAAATTAATGAAAGATCCCAAATATAAGGCTAGATATAAAGGAAAAAAAGGGGTTGAATTTGTAAAGACCGCAATGGCAGATGCCGAAAAGCAATTAAAGGGAAAATGAAAAAACTTACCTTAATAATCCCAGCTCTCCTCCTCATGGGGTGTTCCGTTCAAAAAGAAGTAGGTTGCTGTGAATCTACATGTGATGAATTTTATCCATTCACAAATTGCCCAGATACTCCCCACGGTTATTATCTACGTGAGTATAAGCAACAAATTCGTAGATCCTCTTACAATTATTCCGATTACTATCCTAATACTCAAACTGTTTATTTCGTTCCTACCCCTCAAGGGGAATGTGTTCCCGATTTAGATAACGGTAATAGAGTGTGGAATACATCACGACCCGAGCGGTTCGGGGCAATGGGTGAAAAGCCTTTAAGACCGCAAAATAACACCACTAGAACTACTAGGGATTGAAGCTCCACGAAATATATACGGAGATATTGAATGAGGTAGGTGAGGGAACTTCTAAACCGTTCCCTTTAACCTACAAACCTACCGTTACTATTGAACTTAACCGTTTAGCTAACATTGGTAAAAAACACCCCGGTGATGAGGATAAACCGTGGATGGCCGATTTATCATTTTTTTATAATTTTGAAAATGATAAAGGTTATAAGTATAAAGTAAACTTTTTGGGATGGGCTAAAGTTGATGATAGCTATTATAGTTATAACCTAAGAAGGGCACTAGGAGGAGGAAAAAATATGGGCCCAAACAAAGTAACGTTTGATAGTTCTTATAATGTATCATTTGATGTAGAGTTTGGACAAGAAGAAGAAACTAATTTTCAAGAACAGTATAGAGTATTAGCTACCGTAGTACAATGTGTTCGTGATTTTATTGAACAAGCAGATAAAACCCCTATCCCTGTTAAACAACTTGATATAGTACCAAAAGCAGGTGAAGGTGAAAAAAAAGGAATGGATAACCGACGTGGTAGATTTTATTTAGCTTATATAAAAAAACAAGTAAAAACCTTACCTGGTGATTGGTCCGTGGTAAAGATGTATGGGGATGATGGTGTAAAAATTAGACGAGGGAAAATCACTGGGGGAGGAGTAATAGACGTGGATAGTTAATATTTATAAACATGCCTTCATTTACAAGAGAACAGCTAAGGAGTTTCACTACTAACTCAGCTAATTTTACAGCTACTGCTTTTACTTTTACTTTAGAAAATAATGCTACTACAACAGCTTATTTTGCTATTGAAGGGGGTAGATATTTTAATGGTGAAACCCATGTTTATAAAGATGTTTTTAATTCCGCTTCATTAGGTAGTTTAACTAATTGTACTGTGGTAAGTGGATCTTTAAATGCGGGTTTTATAATTGACCCTAGTGCTACTGCTACATTTACTTTTACTCCAACATCCACAATAAGTAAAGATTTGGTTTTACTTTCTGCTCCTAACGCAAAATTTATAAGTGGGTCTACAGAAACTTTTTATGGTGTAGATCTCGATATTACCTCATAAGTCATATAAAAGTCATCTTTCCTTTGCATTAAATTTGGCGGCGCCGGAAATCTTTCGTATATTTCGGATGTCAAGAAAAAACGCAAAAAACAAATAATTTTTTAAACATGGAAGATTTGATGACCACCTACGAAGAGAACATGGAGTTCTTGAGCGAAGAAAAGATTCGCGAAATTTGTCCCACTGCTTACAGCGAACGTAAAGGAAAGGAAGTTTCCGACCATTATGTTCATATCCCCACTTTCCGAGTGATTGAAGATATGGCTAAGCTCGGTTGGGGTGTTGTTGATGCCAAAGAGGTTCGTGCTCGTAAAGCCGCTACTAAAGGCACCCAAAAGCACATGATCACTTTCCGCAACACCGATATTGTTGTTGAAGGTAATGATGGTGATACGGTTTACCCCCAAATCATCCTTACGAATTCTCACGATGGAAAGAATTCGTTTACTTTCCAAGCTGGTATGTACCGCTTGGTTTGCTCCAATGGTTTGGTTATCGCAGACCAGGAGTTTGGTCGGATGAAAATCCGCCACATGGGTTATGATTTTGAAACTCTCCGTGAAACCATGACTGAAATGGTTGAGCAGTTGCCCTTGACTGTTGAGAGCATGAATAAGTTTAAGAAAACTAAGCTTACTCAAGATCAAAAATACGATCTCGCTCGTAAGGCTCTTGCAACCCGTTTTAAGGTTCAAGAAGGTCAACAGATCGAGAACGTTTATAAAATCGACCTTGATGCGATTTTGACCCCTGTCCGTAAAGAGGATGCAGGTGATGATCTTTGGAACGTGTTTAATGTCGTTCAAGAGAAGGTCATTGAAGGTGATTTCGAGTATGTGAGCGGTGTTAAGCTCCGTAAAGCTCGTCGCATTAAGAACTTCAAGCAAGACTTGAAGGTCAATCAGGAACTTTACGACGTTGCAAAGGAATTTGCAGCGTAAGCCATGTTGTTTGTGTGAAGGGGGAGGAAACGCCTCCCCCGGATCACAAAATTTGGATTTTTAAAAGATTTTTTTTATATTTCGAACCGAATGAGCAAAGACATGGCTATTATTGAAATGATTTTAGAGCAAGCCGACATTTATGGTCTTCGTTGTGAAGTCCGCTCCACCGCTATGGCATTTATGAAAGAAAACCCCGAGCTTGGGACCGGGTCTGCCTACACACAGGCAGCTTATGAATGGGATATTCTTTAATTTTTTAACCTTTTAATTTTTTATATCATGGAATTTATTCCTTATTTGATTTTTGCAGCCTTTGCTGCTATGTCCGTTGTTATGTTTAACCTCTACACTCGCGTTCGCGATCTTGAAGAAGCGATTGATGAAGTAGACACCGATTTTGATCACTTGGATCGAGATCTTGATCAAGACTTTGAACGTCTTTACAATGATCTTGCTCGGGATCTTGAATTGATCAAATCCGAAATCACTACCCGCTAAGGGTAGTAATGGTGAGGTGGCAGAGCGGTCGAATGCGCTTGTCTTGAAAACAAGTTTACGTAGAGTAACGGGGGTTCGAATCCCTCCCTCACCGCTATGAATTTTAGAACAGTACAGGGTAAAAAAGTTAGCCCTATTATTCATACTAGAAACATCATCAAAAATGAACCCCACGTTGAGACCCATATCGGGACTGATTCTCAGCGATGGGGTTCAGAAATTGTATATGTAACTGCTATTGCTTATCGTTACCCATTCCGGGGGGTTCATTATATTTATTGTAAAGAAACATTCCCACCAATTAAAGACGATTGGTCTCGGTTATGGTTAGAAACAGAACGTACTATGCAAATTGCAGAAGTATTATCTAAAGAATTTCCGGGTCTTCGTTTTGAAATTGATATGGATTACAATGAAGATGAATACTATATGAGTAATAAATTAGTTTCTGCTGCTAAAGGGTGGGCAACGTCTCATGGTTATAAAGTTAATATTAAACCAAACAAACAAATTGCCACACGGGCAGCGGATCATCACTGTAAATAAACTATAACATATTTATAAACATGGAACCACGATTAATTAAGGCTTTAAAAACACAAGCGGAAGCAGATAAACAAGAAGCTCTACTTACACTAGAAACTCTTTTAGACAACCCTGCAGGTATTGGAGAACACACATCAGGCCACTTTTTAGAAGAAGCTAAAAAAGCTATTAGTAAGTTAGGTGAGGCTGAGGATTTACTTGAAACCATAGAAAGACACTTTGGATATAAATAAAATATTTGGGGCTTTTGATTCATCATCAGACTATTGGGGGGATGACCGCCAGTATATGAATTACTATTCTTATAGTAGATCTAAAATTGATGAAAATCATCCCAGATATTTTATTAAAATGTTTTGGAAATTAATTGTTAATCACCTTTCTTACGGTAGAACTTTAGTAGACTTTTTTAGTCAAGCTGACCCCTCATTAGCTGTAAGTGAGATTGAATATGCTGGTGAAAGAATGCTCCATGCAAGGGCGTATGGTTTTATTAAAAAGATAGATTTAGAAGATAAATACCATCAAAAAATCTTAAAGGAGGAAAGTTCAAAGGAGCTAAAAGAAGCATATGAATTAGCAATTAAATTTTATGAAGAAGAGGAAGAATATGAAAAATGTGCTTTCCTTAAAAAACAACTTGATTATATAAAATCTTTACCGTAACTTAGTTTTAAATTATAAAAAAATGTATCTAAGAGAACACTTTAATAGAAAACTCACTAACCTCGAAGCTAAATTAAAGCATATTGAATTCCACAATGGGAGAGGAAATAGGCAGGAAGTTAACGCTGCTAAAGAGGAGTGTGAAGCATTAGTTGAAGAACTAAAAGCCGCTATTGAGCGCGAACCCCGTACCCCTAACGAATACAATAAAGTTTAATTATGCTTACAGCTGAACAAATCCAAGCAAATTGGGAGGAATTCTGCAACAATATTAAGTTGTGGATTACTGGGGACCGTCAAGAAAAACTTCTTGATTTCTATAAAAAATATGAGGAGCGCATTATGATGATGCCTGCTGCTCATAAAAAAGAATACCATAACGCTTTTCCTGGGGGTTATGTTGATCATGTTAATAGAGTTGTAAAATGTGCTCTTAATATTAACGATGTTTGGGTTGAAATGGGTGTAGATAACACTACTTACACTCTTGAAGAACTTGTATTCTCTGCTATTAACCATGACCTTGGTAAAATGGGTGATGAAGAACATGAATCTTACATTCCCCAAACTGATAAATGGAGGAAGGATAAATTAGGAGAAGATTACATGTTTAACAAAGCTCTCCCATTTGCTTCAGTCCCCGACCGTGGTTTGTTTTTACTCCAATCCCACGGAATTCAGTACAATTTTAATGAGATGATTGCTATTCAAACCCATGATGGTTTGTATGATGAGGGTAATAAAAAATATCTTTTCACTTACCTCCCAGAACAAAAACCACGTACTTCTCTCCCACTTATTCTCCACCAGGCAGATTTAATGGCAGCTCGTATTGAGTTTGAACACGAGTGGTTACCTAAGTTTAAAAATTCCGTGCCTACCCAGGAAGAGAATTTTACATTACAGAAAGAAGCCAAAAAATCTACCAAAGATAAAGCACTTTCCCAGCTTGAAAGTAAAGGTCTTAAAGATTTATTTGATAAATTATGATAGAAACAATTGTCATCAGTGTATTAGGGGTTTTAGTTGTGATCTTAGGATTCACAACTTTTAACCTTTTACGCAAAAACGAAAAAGCCGAAGATATTATGGTATCTTACCAAACATATCTTAACGAAATTAGTAAAATAATAGAACTCTCTGATGAAAGGTTAAAAAAGATTGATGAAAGAGGCATCTTTAAACAAGATGATGAAATTGGTTTTATGTATGAGCAAATCAAAGAACTTCAGAGAGTTCTATCCGAATTTAGGATAGATAAACTATGAAGAAAAAGAAAAAGTCAACACAATACTTTACCCAAGATACAGAAAATGCCATAATTAGGTATAATAATTCAACTGACCCCGAAGAGCGTAGCAGGATATATCGTGATGATATCCACTACGCTTTTTTTAAACTAACAGAGAACATAATCCATACTTTTAAATTTTACTACACAGAAGTAGATGAAATTGAACATCTTCAACATGAAGTAATTACGTTCTTATTAGATAAAATACATTTATTCAATCCCGAAAAAGGGGCTAAAGCATTCTCATATTTTGGAACGATTGCTAAGCGGTATTTAATTATACAAAATACTAAAAATTATAAAAAACGGGTAGATAAGGCTCCCGTAGAAGAGTTACATCACAATGATACTTTTTCTTACGATCTTGATTACAACCCATTAGAAAAAGATCACCTTTCGGATTTTATGGATGAGTATTTAGAGTATTGTACAGAACATATCTATACTCTATTTCCTAAAGATAAAGATGCTAGGGTAGCAGATGCTATATTAGAAATTTTTAGAAAAAGAGAAGGATTAGATTTATTCAATAAAAAAGCTCTTTACCTCTATATAAGGGAAATGGTAGATGATACTAAAACCCCTCATATTACTAAAATTGCTAATCGCTTGGGGGACATTTATAAAAAACACTTTTTATTTTACCAAGAAAACGGTTATACAGATTTTGATTAATATTTATATTTATTGTCATGGGACAATTAGAGAAAAATATATTTGGCGGTAAAAAATTCTCCGATCTTCTCGAAGAAATTTATAATAACCAAAAGAAAAAGGAAGAACAAATTTCTACCCTTATTTCTGAGTTGAAACCCCTCATCCAGGATATTGGGGATGCTACCTTAGTAGTTCCCCTGCTTAAAGAATATCTTGAGATATCTGTTAAGAATGATGAACAGCTTATTAAAATGGCTAATATTGTTCAAAAGGCAGTCCAAAATGATGTAGATGATGATAATTTTGGTATGACAGATGCTGAAAAGGAACAATTATTAGGTGAGATAAAAAAATTCGGTAAGGACAATAATGGGAAAAAAGGTTAAAATATCTACTTATTCTCCTAACAGTAACTCTTCTTCTAATCCTTTAAAACTTACAAGAAAAGAAGAAATTGTTAGTGTTAGAGTTGTTGATATCATATTAGATAGCGACCACCCAAAATTTATTGAATACGGGGGGTGGAATTCTATAGGTACCATATTCTTTTCCCCAGTAAAATACCCCGGATTAAAACTTACTAAAGCTTCCTTAAGTAACGCTAAACCTCTTCTTTCTAATACTAAATTATACCCCTTAATAAATGAAATAGTATCAGTCATTGCCTTGGCTTCTACTATTTCTATAGGGCAAGATTCAACTGAGGTATCACTCTATTACTTCCCTCCTACTAATATTTGGAACAGCCAACATCT